GTGGTTCTTGATCAAACATACCACCTGGTATACCACCCATTCCCGTGAGTTCGTTTATTATTTCTTCTTCTGTAATTGCACGTGTAGGATCTTTTTTAACTTCATCAGGATCACCACGCAATTTAATTCTTTTATTTCTTATTTTTCTACCAGTAGGAGACAATTTGAAATCTGATGTACTAATGCCTTCATAGTCTTCTTTAACCGATCTACGAGCTTGCATATTAATACTTTTATTATTCGAAAGTAAATCTACCATTTTAACAAAGATGTTTTGAATGATGGCACGGTCAGCTTGAGAAAAATTAGGTTTATCTTGACCCATTTTATCCAAGATTTGGTGTATTCTATTCAACTGTGCTTTGTTTGCCAAACCGGCACGAACTAAAGCATCGAACTTTGAGTAGTCCGTTTTCTCTTCTTCAACGATAGATTTAAATTCGTTTAAGTATTTCATTCGGTAGTTTCTGTTGTCTCATCTTGTTCAACTTCATTTTCTTCTGGTTCTTCTGAACGATATAACGATTGTGCTATATCTTTCTTAATAGAATCTAAAGCTTCAAAAGATTTATTAGATAGTGCTTGATTAATAGCTTCTTTTGCTTCAGCGGCATTGCCTTGGGCAATTAAGTCAATAATATTTTTTTCCATGATATCTCCTACTTGGTTGTTTTATTTAGTCTAGAGGAATATTTCTCTACTTCAGAATCTAACATAGGTGTCATACTTTCAGAAGCACCTTCCTCTTGTGTGTTGTCTTCTGGAGGATACGCATCTGGGTCAACTTGTTCTTCTTGACCTGCCATTGGCAATGCTGGTCCTATTCCCTGTTCATCTTCTTTTTTCATTTGTTTCTGCATGGCCTTAATATCTTCATCAGACATATAAAGAACCTTTTTCTTAATCCATTCTTGAGAATAGTATTTACCAATGAATGGATCTACCATAGTTAACAGGTTAATACGTTCACGTAACAATTCTGCATCACGTAACTCAACAAAGTTATTATCTTTCTTGTAGTCATAATAAATGGATTCTTTAAATTCTTCCCATTCAGATTGAGTACAAATACCTTTTAAAACTAATTGTACTTTAAGTGCATGGTCAAAAACTTGAGAGAATTTATTACGTAGTCTTTGAATAAACTTTGTAAACTTAACTTCATCTCTAGTAACTTCTGTAGAACGACCTATACCAATCATACCACCAGTTTGTTGTGGTTCTAATCGTGAAATAGGAACATTCAATGAGTTTAATAATTTGGATCTAAAATACTTAACATCTTCTAATTCGCCAAGATTTTGACCAGCTGGCAGAGTTGTGATCTCTGTACCTTTACCACCTTCACGGCGAGGTAACCAGAAATCTTCTAACATTGACATGTGCTTACGGTCATCTCTCAGTTCACCAGTCGATGCATCGTAAACCATTTTATTTCTATACTTCACCATAACGTCACGTAAATATTGTTCAGCTTTACCTTTTGGTAAGTTACCTACGTCAATATAAAAGATTCTACGTTCAGGTGCTCTTGATAGTCTGTAAATAACAATTGCATCTTCAATCATACGCAATTGATTTAATGGTTTAATTGCTTTGTGTAGATACGAAATAACGAAAGTATTCTTCGCATCCATTAAACCTGAATTAACATTAATTACCGCATCAGGTGCAATTCTTAAACCATTGTTAACTTGTGCAGTATATGTTTGTGTATTTGTACCTTTGTCATTATACACATAATATTCTGCGATAGATTTGATTACATTGGCACCAGTTTTTGGATCTCGGTCTTTTTTAATTTCACGTACTTTACGAATCTTACGTGGGTCAATGTATCGTAATTCTTTAATACCTTCTTTTGGATTGCTTTCATCAACTACAATATGATAGTAAATTCTACCATCAATATACCAACGTTTAAATAAATCGTCAGCTAAATTACTAAAGTTAGTCATACGAAGAATCGTTTCAAATTCATCGATGATTTTCTTTTTAATGGATTCAGGTTGTTTTAATTTATCTAAGATAATATCAACAACTTTACCATCAGTAGTATGCGTAATTGCTTCGTTAACAATCTCATCGATAGCCATCTCACATTCTGGATGATTAGCCATCTCTCTATAACGAGTAATAAGTTCAAGTTCATTACGAACTGAACCTTCTAAATCTACATACGTACCATAGTACGCATTAGAGGTAATAGTAACCGCACCGTCATCATTCGATTCGGTGGGAAGTGCAAAAGAAGATTGCTCAGGTTGTTGAACCTGAACAATGTCTTTTTTACCTAAAGTAAAACCAAAAAGTTTTATAGCCACAATATAATAATCCTATAGGATAAAAGGAAGAGCAAAGCTCTCCCTTCTATTAAGCAACACCGTCTTCAACTGATTCCCACCACTGATATGATAGAGTTACTGTGAACTCTTCAATCGTGTCGTTAGAACCCCAATCCACATCAATCGCTGATAAATCAGTTGGAAATAAACCGATAAATCTATACTTTTTGATTGTATCACCACTCTTTGCAAACTGTTTAACTTCACCATCAACAGTGTAACCTGTAGGTGTAGTCGCAGCTGCATTACGAAGGTTTAGATTATGACTATTTAGACCATTCATCCAACGTTCGAATGCATTGCGAATAACAAAGTCTTCATCGTTAATAACGGTGATAGACCAGTCTGCGAAAGTTCTGTTACCTGCAAATTTTAATTCACGACCAAAATACTGCACCGGTACCGTGTTAACAGTTGAACCAGGTAGCTGTGCAGTTTTACACATGAATGTTAATTTTGTTTGTGCTGTTCCAGGCAATGCGAATGCAGGAAACGGCATACTCACCTCAAATAAATTTGGGCGGGCACCGTCACCTTGCATCTGAGAGCGGAATTCGTTTACATTAAAAGCCATTTGTATTTTCTCCTATCTCTCTATTTATTAGAATTTTCCGACTATTTCATTGAACGCAACACCTGTACGTACTGCTACAAAGTTGAGTTGTATGAAATTAATCGAACGAGCTGGTTTAATATAAATGTCACCTATGAATTGATTCTGATCTATAACTTCAGGAGTATTATTTGTTGTGTCACAAACAACACGATAGTCATAGATACCACGGCGACCTTGAATATCACGCAAGTACGGTTCTACAAGATTCACAAACTGAGCTCTTGTAAATTCATCGTTAAATTCAAATAGAGTTGAACGAGCTGCTCTAGCAATAGTCTTTTCTAATATTAAGAATAAACGGCGAACGTTAATACGGTCAAATGCTGACGGTCTATTTTGGAATGTTTTGTCACCATAAAGAATTGTACCTTCACCTGGGAATGTTACAACAGGATTGATACCAGCTTTATAGATTGCATCACGTTCTGATTTCTTAGGATTCCAAGAAAGTTTAACTACGTTCTTAATTTGACCTCTGTTTAGACCAGCAGGTGAGAACCATGGATCTCTTTGTACGTCTGTTCTTGCACATAGACCTGCAATATCGGCATTCAATGGGATCCAACGATAAACGTCATTATATTTGTCGTATTGGTATTTCCAAGCCGAATCAATAACAACATAAGAACTTGGTGTTAGAGTAGTGATCAAGTTTGATATAGCTAAAGATTCCGAACCTGCATTGTCGATAACATCAGTTGAAGGTGGAGATACAAACAACATACAATCTTTACGATCATCTACTATTGAAATTAGATTGTTAACTGTGCTTGAATCTGTATATGGACCAGCCATCATCAAAGAAATATCTACTGTGTCTGAATTATTAAATAAAGCAAAAGATGTTTGTACATTTGAAGTTACTGGCGCAGCATCTACACCACCCGCCAATGTGTACCCAATAATAGCAGTAGCGCACTCAAATCCAGCTTCACCTTGCGTATCTACAGTTGTACCCCAATCAGTTCCTATTGAAGGATGTTTTAACCACCACAAATATTTTGATTTGTTATTAATTACATCTTTATAGTAATTTGATGTACCGTCTGTATTTTTAGCGTCAGAAGCTTTAGATACAAAACCATATTTTTCTAATACAGTGTTTGCAGTACCAGTAATTTTACCAGCAGCATCTAAAACTATAATATGAATTTCATCATTTGAAGAACCACTTGGTATCTGTAAAGAAGCATAATCAGATGCTGAAGGACTAGTATCGAATTGATTTTTATATGTCCAAGCAGTAAATACAGTGTTATTAGCATCACAAATTTCAATACGAATTCCGTTAGCTAAAGTACCTGGATATTTTGCTGCAAAAAATTGTGTTCCCGATCCACTAGAATGATTGTCTGTGTAATCAGTTTCATTTAAAATGACAGGTCCAGTACCGTTATCGACAGCATTTTTTGCGCCGGCACCAACTGAACGTACTAATTTTAAATTGCTTCCATAAGAAAGGAAGTTTGCTGCTGTGAAAAACGATGTAGATGTGTTACCGTCAGGTTTGCCAAAACGCTCAACCAATTGAAGTTCATTATTAATGGAAGTAATTTCGTCCACTGGACCCCAGTTGAAATTACCGGCAAAACCACCGATAGTAGTAGCTACAGAGGGAATGACCGTTGTTAAGTCAATCTCTGAGACATTTACACCTGGTGATAATTGAAATGCCATGGTTTAATCTCCTTTTATCAGGCTTTAGTAATTCTATTTTATGTTGTATTTATGTTTTTAGAAATTTGAGGGAGTATATCCTTGACTCCTCATATCATCATACCATGCCATACCTTTACTATCAATCG